GTTGCGCCCGAGGGTTCGAGCAGCTTGAAGATGTCGTCAGATGACATCACCATCTGCTGGCGAGCATTCGCTTGCTTGATTTTGTCGCCCGCCGATGCGAACGTGCTCTGCACGATGTCAGGTTGCAGCTTGTCAATCATCACGCGCAGGACTTCGTGCGGTAAGCCGTGGCGGTCCGCATAGCGGTGCTGCACCTTGTCCAGCTCTAGCGCGTCGTAGGCGTTCTGGAAGAGTGTCCAAGCGAGGTCCGTGTCGCCCTCGGGATTGCCACCACCCCACGGGGCGAAGACGATGAACCTCTTGCGGTCCACCTCTTGCGGTCCGACGTTCTCCAAGCCCTCATGCCCACGGGCCACCGTCAGGTAGGCGTCATTTTGTTGCGCCTTGATAATCTTGTCCCCTGCCAGCCAACCCGTCCAGCTGTAGAATCCGCCAGCGTTCACCTTCTCGCGTCCCGTGCCGTTGAAGTCGGCAACGATGCGGGGGTTGGCACCGTAGCCGTCAACGCGGGCGTCGATTCGCGCCAAACGGTAGCCCTCGATTCGGGACCACGCCAGGAACTCAAGAATCTCGGGGAAGCCATTGCTGGCGTCGATTAGCTCCTGAAGAAGCTCCACGCCCGGACCCTCACCAACGACCGACACGCGCATGGTTGACACACGCTGCGCCAGCTTACGCATGGGCTGGGAGGTAACGTCGGCGCGACGGATCACCTCGTAGGCGTTGCGGTCGAGCTGGTCCACAACGGGGTTGCGGAACGAGACACCCTTGAGGGCGTTGACGTAGGCGTTGTATCCGACCGCTTCGGTCTCGCCATTGCGGGAGTTGTCTTTGGCCTTGGGGAAAATGTTGCGGAGGGCTTGTACGAGCTTGTTTGCCATGTCTAGCTCCTAGCTAAAGGCTGAATAAATTGCACTTGAAAGTTGTCGGTCGTGTTCGGCCTGGATGTCGAGGCCCGCGACGAGGTAGCGTAGTGCGTCGCAATTCCCCGCGACAAAAATCTTGCCCTCGCGACGAGCGAGGAAGAATCCCGTGCTGGTTGTCAAGCAGTATACGGGGTGGCTGGAAACCCGCTCCTCGACGCCCCATAGCGGACGCTGCGGCTCGACACGCAACCGGCTGTTGGTGGTGTCGATACCAACCACGACGGGGACTGAGTACGCACCCCATCTCGCGTCGTGGGAGTCAGACTTCAACAAGGCCCAATCCCACGGAGTCGGACCGAACCGGTCGATGTAGGCGTGAAGATGGTCGTCTGTCGCCACTATGGTCGCGCCATCAATTTCTTGGTGGACGAGTTCTCCCGTGTAAGGTTTGCGAATGACCCCCAGGGGCTTCTCGAAGAAGCACCCCGCCGAGCCGTCCCCTCGAACCGACATGCACTCGACCCCATCTTCCAGCTTGTCGAGCCGGACCCAGCCGCCGGGAGTTAGAACTTCATGGTCCCCAGTGAAACAGGCGTGATCGTCCTTCTTGACGGGCTTCTCACCGTCCGGTCCAACCCGATAGCGGGGGAGTTCGCGACGGAGGTTGACGCATTCTTCGCGCACGATAAGCAGCCTTTCGTCACGCAAGCGGTCACGCACGGCCTCGAATCCGGTAAGCACGTCCTTGAACGCTGGGACCATCTTCAAGCCCAGTCGCAAGTATTCGTGACGACCCTGGGCGTCGTGGTCACAGAAGATTGTCCCACGCCCATAAAGATTTTTCATCGACGCGGCGTGTTCGTCGTAGCTTGCCCCGGCTTTGAAATACTCCCCGTCAATCACCAGCACATCGTCATCCGTCAGGCGACCACGAAGCATCACGGTCGGGTTGCGGAAGCCAAGGTCAACCCCGTAGAGTTCGCCGACGTAATTGTAATTTCGCGACTCAAGCTCAGCCTTGGTGATGACGTGCTTGAAGACATCGTACTCGGGGTAGACCGCATCGTCGAGTTGGACACCCATCATGCCTAGCACGAATCGCTTATGGCCCGGGGTGCCCGGTGGGTGTAGCCGCTCAAGCCGCTCGATGTAGTCGCCGGGCAGAAAGAAGTTCTCGTAGCTGTTCGACATAAAAAAACTGCCGAGCGGTTCGGTGCCGTCTTGCGGGTCAAACCAGCTCTCAAGCCAATGCTCCGGCGGTGGCGGGTTGAAGATGAGCCGAATCTTGCGCGAGGTGCCCTTTTTGCGTACACGAGGGATGAGCACGTTGATGTAAGCCTGTTTGCAGGCGTCCGTTTCGTCGATAAGCAAGAACCCAATCTCTGAACCCTTTAGCGCGTTTGGGTCGTCAACGGCGAGGGACTGGAACTTGAGCCACGAACCGTTGCGGAACCAGAGGCGGTTCTTGTATTCGGAGTATTCGTACTCCAGTTTGAGCTTGTCAAGGATTGCAAGAATCTTAGGGATGGTTGCCATCCGCAAGGTCTCAGAGTTGGCCGAGGCCACAATGCCAGTGTTGCCCGGATACTTCATGCACTCATCGACGATGAAGTAGCCAGCCATCTCGGTCTTGCCACAGCCTACGCCACCGCAAAATCCGGCAGTCTGGTCTTCACAAGCTAAGAACTCGTACTGAGTCCGAAGCAAGGGGATTCGCTTCTTGGCTCTAGTCGTCATCAAGGAGCACCATGTCCTGGTCGTCTAGGTCGTCGGGGTTGTCGGCAAGGTAGAACTCAACCTTCTGGACACTACCCTCTCCGCTCTGAATTGTCGCGGGCTCTTTCGGAACCAGCCAGCGAAGCAGCTCCTGGATAGACTTCATCCCATCCATCCCGAGACTCTTGGAATCCTTGGCGGCGAAGTCGATTAGACGACGGGAAATGCGCTCTAGGTCGCCTTCGGTGATTTGGGAGCGCAGCACTTGGAGGGTTCGTTCTGGTGTTAGCTCCGGCGCAGCCCTTTCGGTCGCTTCTTCGGAGACTTCTGGATAGTCTTCCATCCCGCTTATTGTACCAAACTAGAGCGGATTTGTCAATAGAGAAAAAAAAAGTAGCTAAAATCGAAAAAAGTGTCTTGACAGGATTTAGAAATTGGATATAATGCTTTCATGGAAAGCCAGAATTTCCACCGCCTTCAATCCCCTTTAACCTACTTAATAACCTAATGTAATACTAATTATAAGTATACTAGTAGCTTACAGTAGGCTACTCATTAGGAGTAAGTGTGGTGCAAAATAAGCAACCGGTGTGCCAAACGGGCCGGTCTTTTCCTAAAAACCGCTTTTGTCCTTCACAGAAGTTTTCGGATTTTCCGTGTTGACAGCCCTGGATTTTTCTGTTAGTATGCGATTCATGGCTAGAAAATTACAGATCGCACCATACAAAACCGACGACTGGGGCCACATCTCACGAGGCGCAGCAATGTGGCACATCAAGCGCCACTACGAGGACCACAAGCTGGCTGTCCGTTCACTTGAGCGGGGCGAGGTGGAGTTCCTTGACTGCCTAACCCGTGGTCGAATCCGGTTGAAACCGGATGGGAGACGCACCCGTGGATAGCAACCTAAGGCTCTGCTACATTGGCCCCGATGGGGACCAAGCGTGGTTCACCAACCAGCCCCGAGACGATGTTTGGGGTGACGACTGGGACGAACTCCCGTGTCAAGCGAGCGGGCCACCACACCAAGTCGGGGGCTTCGAGTGGCTAGAGCTACGTTTCGAGTCAGACCTGATGCTGAACTCTGGCCCAACGGTGGACGACATCAACGGGGAAATGTTCGACCTCTGTTGGATGGATGACTGGAACGGCGAACCCGCAATCCGACCGTGGATGTCGGTGCGGGATTTTGTGGATACCGTGAGAAAGTTTGGCGGTAAAGTATTTATGCCCTTCGAGGGCTTTTAGGGAGGCCGAGTGATGAGAAATCGAAAAGGTGTTGAGAGGCTGGTGGAGGCTCTGCAAGCGATGCTTGACGGGGCAGTTGTTATCGACGAGGATGGCGACCAGTTCCGCCTTCTTGGTGATAGGGGCCAGTTCGATGTCGGCGATGGCGATTGGGTTGATTGGGTTTCTGCGATGCCGATGCCCTCAGAGCATATCACCTGGTCCACGCCACGCGACCCAACCAAGGACCCGCAGGTCGGCGACAAGTTTGAGGACCGGTCTGGCGACACAATAGAAATCGTGGGCCTTTTTGACGGCCATGTTTGGGCCATGGATTCCGGGGATGGGAGCGGTGTCCCGATGACCTATGGCCACGATTGCGCCACGCGGTTCCAGTGGAAAGTTCTGGAGCGGGCGGATGGATGATACGCTGCGAGAGGCTAGACGTAAAGGCATAGGCGGGTCGGACATTCCGAAACTCACCGGAGTGTCCAATTACGGTGGCGAGTATTCAGTCTGGCTGTCGAAGATGGGGATGGATACTTCGGAGCCTAAGTTTTCCTTCGCACGGGAGTATGGTACGGAGGCTGAGGAATTGCTGCTGCGGCTTTGGAGGCGTGAGCGCGAGTCCAAGGGCGAACCGGTCGAGTACGTCCATCAACCCGGCACTGTCACTCAAGACGGCATTCTGATGGCCAACGTAGACGCATTAGTGACGACTGAAAAGGGCGAGCTCATCATTGCCGACGTGAAGACGGCGCGACTATCAACGTCGCAGAATTGGGGCAAGCGCGGCACTAGCGTCATCCCGAGAGCGTACTTCCAGCAGCTCCAGTGGTACATGGGCATCTATCGCATGGCGGGGTGGGCTATAGAGACGGGAATGATTATCCGTGAGATGGACCACCAGCTCGACGAGTTCTACGTCCCGTTCTGCCAACAAACTTTCGACGACCTGGTCGCCACCGCTAAGAACTTCTGGCGGACCTTTGTGGAGACCGGCCAAGCGCCCGAGACGGACAACTCCGAGGAGTGCAGGTTCTATCTGGAGGCGACCTATAAGGACCCAGCGCCCGAGAAGCGTGCCGCCACAGTCGCCGACCTACCGGCTATTACCCGCTACGTCAAGGCCGCGAACGCTAAGAAGGCGGCGGAGATTGAGCTTGGTGCGGCCAAGAATGGACTCAAGAAGCGGATTGGCGACGATTACGGCATCAAGGGCGAGTTCGGGGCGGTGTCCTGGTCACGCAAAGGCAACGGGCGATTCACTCCGAAAATCAGCGAGCACTGGGACCCATACGACCCAACGAGAAAGGTTTAGCATGGACAACGATAGCGACCGCATCAAAGACCTAGAGAGCAAGGTTTCGGAGCTAGAGGACTCCCTGGAGCAGCACAAGAAGTGGCTCAGGGACGGCCTCCTCAACGAGAAGAAGATGGTCGCCGACCATAAGGCGGAGCTCGATTCCTACAAGGCCGAGGTGGACACCTTAGCCCAGGACAAGGTCGAGTTAGTCGCCAAAGACGACGCGGGTGTCGGCCTCGAACAGGACATCACGGATGCCGTTCTGGCCGCCACGCAGCTAATCAACCTGCCTAATGGCTGGCGCGTCGTGCCACCGGAAATTGTCGTCCAGCGCGAGGACGAGTGGCAGCTACTGGACCGTGAGATTCAGGCGGTGATGGGCGAGCGCGTTGAGCACTATTCGCTCGGCGGCGGGCACGAGGTTAGCGTGAAGGTCGGTGACGATGCAATCCTCATCACTGAGTTGGCGACTTATATTCTGCCACTAGAATCCCATGAGGATGAAGATGGTGACGTGGAATAGTATTCGCGAAGGCACCCTGCCGACTGAGGGCGTGCAGGTCGTTCTTCTCACTTGGCGTCAGGGCGACTACATGGCTGACAGCTGGAGCGCGGAGCTGGGCTGCCTGTCGAGTGGCGGGGAGTGGGTTGATTTGTGGGGCGCGACGATTCAAGAGCCGGACTATTGGATTAAGTTGCCACCGATTGGGGGATACGATGAGTAAGATGTACTGCGAGCGCCCGCCGATAACGCTGAGAAATCTTCGTGACTTTGTGGGCAGTCCAAAGATGGGCACAACTTACTTGGCCGACCTCAACGGCGAGGAGGTTGAGTTTGACCCGTTTGTTTCAGGCGCGGTGCCTATCGAGGATTATGAATCCCTGCTCGGCAAAGGTGTCCGCCTGTGGGCGTCAATTGAAATGAAGCGGGCGTCATGCGGGGCGTTTATTCACTTCGATGTATTGGAGGTGCTTGATGAGTCGTAGGGAACTCGTCCGCTTTCTAAACCGCACCGTGGCGTTCAAGGCCAAGAAGGTGGCGGGCGGCGGCACAACCCGGAAGGAGTGGGAGGTGGTCGCGGTGACGACGACTAGGTTCTTCGAGGACGCCACATTCTCCACGGGTGCCGGTGGGTGGTATCGCTCGCGACTGACGAATCACGTCAAGGGCAAGGTGATGCGCCTGGAGACGGTCATGGTTATCGCTAGGGCCATGAAGGATAGGCCCGAGGTCCTGGTTCTAAACGAGTCCGAGGCCGGGGAGCTGGAGATTGTAGGAGAGTGGGATTACTTCCCGTTGGTCAACGCTAAGCTAAGGTGCGTGGCGTCGTGATGGACTACAAAATCGGTTCGGACAAGCACCAGTCCTTGATGAAAAGGAGTCACGTCGATGTTCAGAAAGATAAGCCTATGGACCATTAGCTGCCTTGCCGTCATTGCGATGGCAGGCTGTGCGTCCACAAGTGTAGCTCACAATGACAGCACAGCCGGAATCTCTATGGAGGTCCGCCACGCCTCGGTCCCTGGTCGCAAGCGCGGCAGCGAGACCGAGTTTTTCTACGTTCGGATGCAATTCAGGAACAACACGGACTACACGCACATCGTCCAAGAGATTGAGTACCAGGACGGGAACGTGCTCGTAGAGTGCTTCCAGACCGACACCACCGTCTTTGACCACCACTCCGCCTGGGGCGACAGCGACCACAAGCGGGTGCGCCGAATGCGCGTTTACGGGGCCAACGTGACCGGCGAGGTGAGCTGGTTCGGCTTCGCGCATCTGCACCAGAATCGCGATGGCACACTGGTAACGACCGTTGGCCCGAGCTTCAACCCGTCCTATTGGCGGTACGCGCCGCACTGGATGTTTCACGGTCGCATCGTTGAGGATGACCGAGACAATTCTTCGTACTGGACTCTTGACTATGACCCAGAGCGTGGTACGCTGGTGGTGACTTTAGGGAGTTGATATGACTTTGAAAGAACAGTACGACGCGCTGGGTGCGTGTTCGCGTACCGTTTGGTCGGTCTAGCGAATGGACGGGCCTGGACGCCGATGAGGTGATAAAATGACTAAGAGCGTGGTATTTGCGACAATCCCGGTTGGTATCTACGACGAGGGCCAACCATTCTACCTGATTCGCAAGATTCCCGGGCCACGTCAGGGCATGGAGTCCGCCGTTGTTAGCGTCCCCGAGCTTGGTGAAGTGACGCTGGCATACGGCGAGTACGAGGAAATCCCGATGGTGGATTCGGAGCCAGCGCAGTTGACTCACGGCCAAGTGAAGTTGTCGCGGGTGATGCGCGAGTTGGATTCGTCCGACGTTTGCACCGACATCTTGACCGACACCATGCGAGAAGCTGCCGAAATCGTCGGTGGAAAACGCTACGGTCGTGACGAAGACTGCTTCGATGCCATTGCGCTGGGGTGGTCTGGGTTGTTGGGCACCACAGTTACCGCGAAGCAGGTGTGCTTGTGCATGGACTACTTGAAGTCCGTGCGAGAGGTTGGCGGTTACGGGCGGGACAACTTTGTGGACAAGTACGGCTACACGATGTGGGCCGAAAGAAAATCCAAAGAAAGTTCTTGACACCGCTAGTGGGGCGGTGTAGAGTGGGGTGAGTGGCCGCAGTCTGCGGACACGGGACAAGAGGGAGGAAGAGGTGAACAATCTAATCGAACTAGGCAAGACAACGAGCCGCACCATCATGATGATGGTGCTTGAGGCTGGGGGCGAGGCGCGGTCAACAAAGGCGAGTCGAAGGACTTTGATTTTCGCAGCGTCTGCGATTCGGCAGCCCGTCAGCTTCCCCGAAGAATACTGGCCCACCGAAGCCACCCTGTACCTACCGCCCGAGGCGAAGCTGACGGCATGGCAGGTGGACGCTATTTGGGACGAGGTGAACGAATACATCTTGGTTCGCGAGGATGGCAAAGACCTGCCGCTGGAAAGCACAACCAACCTTCACGACAGGTATGGGCCGTTTCTAGTCATCCCACCCGAACCGGCGCGGAGCGCAACGGCATGTGACCGTCGCCAGCGTCGAGGCTGCTGGGGAAAGGGAATAGGGATGGAGCTTGACTGTTACGGAATCCATACCGGCCCTTGTCGCGGAGTAGTCAGACCCGTGGTTGTTGAATGGGTGGACGATGAAGAAGGCGCGGGCGCGTTGTGGTGCGGTGCTGCCATTGACTACGCCCGAGAACATGGCGCGATCGAAGGCCCGTTCGCTCGGTTGGTCGAACAAATCGCGACGATGCGGCAACGATGGCGACCGACGTTGAAAATTGGTTGGAACACGCATTGGAGGCAATCGGAAATGCCAAATGATTTCAACAGCAACACCGAAAACAAGGACGAATGGTTGACGCCACCGGAAATCATCAAGGCGTTGGGGCCGTTCGATTTAGACCCCTGCGCCCCGACGCCGGAAACCCGACCGTGGGACACGGCCACAAATCATTTCTGTGTGCGCGACAACGGGTTAGCGCAACCGTGGGAGGGTAGGGTCTGGTGCAACCCGCCGTATGGCCGCGAAACCTTCAAGTGGCTGGATAAGTTGGCCGACCATGATGGCGGAGGGATTGCACTTATCTTCGCACGGACTGAGACCGTCGGGTTTCATCGGTCGATTTGGGCCAAGGCGCATAGCGTATTTTTCTTCAAAGGCCGGTTGCGGTTTTACCACGTCACGGGCGAGAAGGGCGGCACGGCCAACGCGCCATCGTGCTTAGTGTCTTATAGCGCGATGGACACACGAGCAATCGCGCAGTCGGGGCTAAATGGTGCGTTGGTGCGCGTTACAAGGACATGGGCAGAGGGAGGGATGACTAATCTAATCAAAATCGGCACGACGAGCGACCGTGCGCTGATGATGGCTGTGTTGCAGGGTGGGGGCGAGTTGAAGTCTGGCGGGGTGCGGTGCCGCCTCAGAAACGGAAGCCTCAGAAAGAACGACGGTATAACCATAAACGGCAACCAGTGGTTTGATACCGCTTGGCCCATCGAAGCCACGCTCTACGTCTCGCCTGAGACAAAGTTCCACGCGGGCGACGTGTTGAAGCTGATGGAGGAAGACTTAAGTCTAACATTCAAGGACTTCGACGACCAAATCTGGTTCCGTGGCCCAAATATACCGCAATGCGAGAATCGAAACATCCTCGATCACAGCTTCTTCACTTCCGGCCCCTTCACCCTCATCCCACCCGCGCCGCAAGAGCGCGACGTGTTCAAGGAGCCGAGGGTGGGGGATGAAGTGGCGCTCAATGCCGCTATTACCAAAGAGACTGAACGGAACCCAATGGCCGCGAGGAAGCGCGTCGTGGCGGTCGATAGCGGTATGGTTTACTTCGCGTCCGACCCGCCGAGAGAGCCGGTCGGAATATGGGAGTGGACTGAACTGCGCGACACACACACCGTAACCCACCGCGCCGAGGAAGGGGGCGGGGATGAGTAGCGAGACATGCGAGTGGGGTCAGACGGATGACGTTGACCTTGAGATCTCGCGCTGGTGGACGACGTGTGACGAGACGTTCACGTTCATAGAGGGTGGCCCAAGGTGGAACGGCTGCAAGTTCTGCTGCTACTGCGGGAAGCCGCTGGTCGAGGTACCACTGCCGGAGGAGGATGATGACTAACCGCGACAAGGACATCGCCTGCGCGGTGCTGCAAATCATCGAAGGAGGGGAGTGAGGTATGATTGGAGTAGAAGGCTGCAAGAAACGCACGATTGCTGCGCTGGCTAAGAAGTACCACTGGTACTGTTTGATGCTGGATATCGCATTGGGGCCACCAGTAGAGACAATAATGATGGACTGTCT